TAGTTGACGCCGGGGCGCATGCGGGTGGTCAGGCCGCGAGCGCGGTGGATGTGGGTGTGATCGGTCGCAGCAGGTTTGATTTCTTTGTCGGACAGAAGTCGATGCAGAAGCCGGGTACGCGTATTGTTTACAGTCCGTTGTCTTCAGAGTTCACGCCGTATGCTGCCGTTCGGCACGCCAACACTTTCGCCGAGGAGGCGATGCGGTTGGCTACCGGCATGCACGCCATGAAGGTGTGGGGCGACACGGTTGATGATGCGATCTACATGATCCACAAGTTGCACTTCGACTACGGCAAGTTGTCAGAATATGAACGTAGAGGTATGCGGCGCGTGTTCCCGTTCTACACTTGGACCCGCAACAACCTGCCGTTGCAGGTGGAGTTCATGGGTAGGCATCCCGCGAAGTACAACCGGTTGTTTTCGTTGAAGCGTGAGATGGAACGTAACACTCCGGAAGAGGGTACGGTTCCTCACTATTTCTTAGAGCCGTTCGGGATACGGTTGCCGTTCCAGATCATGGGTGCGCAAGTCTATTCGGTTCCCGATACCCCGTTCCAAGACTTGCTGCGGTATGACCCGTCACTTGGTGGCATCGGAAGTACCATAGAGCAGTTTGTGTCACAGGCGTCCCCCATCGGCAAGGTGCCTGTTGAGTACTGGGCGGGGAAGCAGGTGTTTGCGGGGATTCCGTTCACGGAAAGGTATCAGCAGGTTCCGGCCATAATGCAGAACATTCCGGGTTTGATGCACGCTCTGGAGCAGATCGGTTGGGCGCAGCGCACCCGGCAGGGTGAGTGGAAGATGCAGGACAATCGGATTTATCTGGTTGGTAATATGATGCCGTTCATGGGGGTTCTCCAGAGGGCGATCCCGGGGTTGCCGGGGCGGGAGAAGCGAAAGCAGGAGCGGTACATTTCTGCTCTGATTTCTACGTTGGCTGGTTTGAGTATGCGGATGAACACCCGGTATGAGCAGCAGAGTGAGCGGGTGCGGCGCGATATTGAACGGTACATTGACCAGCGGGACCGGGCTGACATCCAGTATCGGACCCGGTAGTCGGGACACGAGGGCTGTATGAGTATGGACTACATTTCACGTCGCCAGTGGGGGGCGGTGCCTCCGGCGACCCGTAACGGTAAGTTCACGCCGTTGCGTCGGGCGCGTGTGAGGGGTGTTGTGGTTCATCATTCGGCGGTGAAGGATGGGCCGTCGGGTTCTGCTGCGGTGGTGGCCTTTGAGGGCCACCATCTCCGCAAGGGATGGGATGGGATTGCGTACAACTTTCTGATTGACGAAACGGGGATAGTGTATGAAGGACGAGGATGGGCTGCGCGTGGAGGGGCGACCAGAGGATGGAATGCGAAGTCCATCTCCGTCTGCTACACGGGGCATGGCGATGAGAAGCCTAGAACGCAGGTTCTTGAATCGTTCCAGACTGTAGTCAACGAGGCCCATCGACAGTTCGGGGATCATTTGTGGTTGTCCACGCATCGACGTAAGGGGTCGACGACGTGTCCGGGAGATTGGTTGGGGAACTGGGTTGAGGCTGGGATGGCTATCGACCAGAATCCGTCTGATATCGACTGGGCTGGTATTGCGGCTTACTTCAAGGTGTTGAAGATGGAGATTTCGGAGCGTCCCTTGGGGCGGTGGTGGCCGCATAGGCGTCGGGGGGAGGCGGTGCGGTTGATGCAGCGTCGGTTGCAGGAGCGAGGGTTTTCTCCGGGTTCTGCTGACGGGATATTCGGGAGACGAACCGCATCAGCGGTTCGCGTGTTTCAGGAAACTCAGGGTTTCTTGAAGATCAACGGTGTGGTGAACGTGGATACGTTTGCTGCCCTATTCATCCAGTAGGTTGTAGGTGGGGGTAGCCCCCACGGATAAGGAGATAGTATGCCAAAGGGCAAAGGCTACGGAACATCAGCAATCAGGCAGTCGGCGAAAAGCGCCGCCGCATATCTGCGTTCCACGAATCTCGGCAACGCTATCAGCGGTGGCCGACCGTTTGGGAAGTAGGACACAATGAGGGATGGTTCAACACCGAAGAAGGTGCAGGCCAGTAAGGTTCTGGTCACGGACAACAAGCGTGGCAGCGGGATCGGTTCCGTTGGCTCGCAGTCGCGTGCCGCCGCCCGTCGCGCATTGCGTGATTGAGGTGGCGCCAAAGAAGCCGCGTCGTCCAAGGTACTGACGATGCCATTGAAGCGCGGCAGGAGTCAGAACGCTATTTCACGTAACATTGGCACGCTGATAAGCGAGGGGTACCCTCGGGATCAGGCATCTGCCATCGCCCACGACTATGCCAAACGGAACAAGGGGAAGAAGAAGTGAACAACATGTTGGAACGGGCAGCGTGGACGTTTGTACAAGCGTTTTTCGCTGTGTTCGTGGTGTCGGATCTGGCATCGGTGAAGACAGCCTTGATTGCGGCAACTGCTGCGGTCCTCAGCGTTGCGAAAACGTATGCGAAGGATCGAGCCGGGAGATAGGGATGGATGCCGTCGAACTTGACGCCAAGTGGACTCTGTTCTTGGAGAACGAGGGCGTCGTGTTGGAACGCGACATCTACGATCACCTGCAAGACACGGCTCACCTGTTCGACCTGCGTGACGGTATCCACGCCAAGTGGTCCCCTGAGGGGACGCTTGGCTTGCTGCTGGTATTCCAAGAGGACGAAGCGGAGTGCCTGTTCGAGGCGTTTCGTGCCGCCATCGACGGAGTGCAGGAAGCCGGTGAAGCATTCGCCGTTTGGACGACTTCACTGATGGGGCTACTGCGTCAGGCCGTCGTCCAACGGTGGGCGGACGGAACCGACGATTAGGTGTCGGGTGTGATCCACCCTCTGATGGTTGGATCATCCGTGAGAACGAGTACGAGTCGACCCTTGATGTGGTCGCGTCGCCGAGCGAGCGTTGTCTTGGGTATGCCCAGCACGGCACCCGTCTTGCGTAACGACATCCCTTCGATGAGTAGTCGCTCAACGATCCACCGGTCCTCCGGGGACAGCCCATCTATGGCACGCCCTAGGGCTTCGCGCAGCAGCGCAGTTTCCTCCAGTGATGGACCCCGGACGGGACCCCCGGGGGGGGGGCTGAGCATGAGGGACTCATAGACCGACTCGTCCCGCTGCGCAAAGAGAACTCGTGTTCTGGGGCTGGTCGGCAAACGGGCTAACCAGCCATCTAGGTTAGTCGGGCTGTCGTACCTGTGCGTCCCCATCGTGACCAGCATACCACGTAGGTACCGTCAGATACTCTTGTGCGATTACCCGGGTGTTCTCAGGGTCGTAGCCTGACGGTTCTCCCTTCTCCCACGCTTCGTCATGGTCGATCCAGCCAAGGATCTCCACGGCACGAAACTCGGGGGCGACGGGTTGCACCACCCACAGGACTAACCCCTGTTCCAACTGGCGGCGCCGCACGGCGGCGCTGGTACTCGTCCGCACCCGACGTACCTCAATGTTGTGCCCTACGTCTGGGAGGTGCCGGTACGTTTTGTGGTCTGATTTGTGCCAGACGTGCCCGGACCAGTACTGGTTGGTGATCTTTGCCACTGCCAGTTCGCCCACGCATGCGGCTACCTGTGCGGTGCGGTTGTCTTCCATCCGCTTCTTGTCGTAGTGGGCGGCGTCACGTTTGCCCCAGTTCTCAATGAAGCGTCGGGCACCGACGTGGGAGGCCCATTCGTATTCCCACGGGTCCAGTTCTACGAGGATTGTCATTCGGTCTGCGTTTCATTTTCGACCGGAGTGTTGAACGTGTCCAACAACGACGGCCGATCTGCATCCTCTATGAGTGCCTCTCTTTTATCGCCATGTCCCATACAGCAATCAATGGCGAAGATGTATTTGCCGCAGATATCGCATGTTGGGTGCATTACTTCTTCGGTCATCCTGCCCCCTCTGCTGCAAGTAACGCTTCCTTCGACATCGGTATCCCTTCCTGCAAAGTCGGCCACGGCGAAGGATGCAACTCACCCGCACACATCTCGCCAAGGTAGTAGCGGCGTAGAT